CCCGTAACGGCGACGCCGGCGGCCGCGTTGATCAGCGTTGCCGGCGTCTCGGGCGCGTTCCATACGCACACGCGCAACGATCGATCCTTGATCGCGTTCCTCGATCTCTCGGCCGCGACTTCGATCGCCGTGGATCTCTCCGCGTTCGAGAACGTGGATCCGAACTTTTACGGAATCGTGATCGATGTATCGAACGAGGCCGACATTGCGGACGCCGCGACGTGGACAGAGACACGCCGTAAGATCCTAGTCGCGCGCTCGCACGACACGAGCGCGCTTGATCCGCTGATCACGACGGATGTATTTAGCGACTTGAAAGCCCTCGCGCGTTATCGCACGGTGCCGTACTACCACGATGACGTCGGCGCCTTCGTTGACGCGGGGCAACTCTCCGAACGTCTCACCGTGGATCCGGGTTCGGATACTTGGGCCTTCAAGTCTGTTCGAGGCGTGCGATCGTATGCCTTGAACACCGCCGAAGAGGGCGCCCTCCGCGCCAAGAACGCGAACTACTACACGTCAATCAAAGGCCTCGACGTGATCTTGAACGGCGTAACGGCCGGCGGCGAGTGGGCAGATCAAGTTCGCGGGATCGACTGGACTACCGCGCGAATTCAGGAACGTGTGTTCGGCCTTTTCGCCTCGGCGGAAAAGGTGCCGTTCACGAACGCGGGGATCGATGCCGTCAAGGCAGAGATCGAGGGGCAGATCCTAGCGGCGATCGCCGTCGGGTTTATCTCGACGGATGAACCCTACTTGATCGAGGCGCCGACTTCGACAGAGGTTGACGACGACGACAAGCGCGCGCGGTTCCTCCCCGACGTAACTTTCTCGGCGCCTCTCGCGGGCGCAATCCAAGCGACAGAGATCACGGGAACGCTCACCTTCTGAGGTCAACATGGCAGGCACAAAAAGCTATAGCGCGTCCGAAGTGACGATCTATTTGAGCGGCGTTCTCGTGCGCGGAGGGTTCGCCGACGGCGAGTTCTTGCGCATCGAACAAGAGGCCGACGACTGGACGGACGTTATCGGAACGGACGGCGAAGTCACACGAAGCAAAACAAACGATCGGCGCGCGACGGCGACGATCCTCCTTATGCAGTCGAGCGACGACAACGATCTACTTTCGCAACTCTCGAACCTTGATCGGAACACACCCGGCGGCGCCGGCGTGGGTTCGTTCCTCGTGCGAGATCAGAACGGCCGCGCGAAATACAACGCCGCGGCATGTTGGATCTCGAAACCCCCGGACGTGTCATTCGGTCGAGAGGCCGCGGCGCGTGAGTGGACGATCCGAATAGCGCGCCTCGAACGGTTCGACGGCGGCAACATCGCGATCGGCGTTTGATTCAACGGGCGCCTTCGGGCGCCCGAGTTCGTTACAAGAGGGAACCCATGATCGAAACACACACACGCACGATCGGACGCCACGCTTACAACGTGACGCAACTTAAAGCCAAGCAGGGCAACGCCGTACTCGTGCGCCTTGCGAAAGTCGCGGGGCCCCCCCTCGCGGCTTTGTTCGCCGGCGGGGATAGAAACCAAGTCGACGCCCTCGATCGGATATCTCTCGACGGCCTCGGCGCCGCCCTTTCCTCGTTCGCCTCCGTGTTATCGGAGACGGATCTAGATTGGTTGTGCGTCACGTTCGCCGACTGCACGACGGTCGAAACGGAACCCGGCGCCGTGAAACCCTTGCGCGGGATCTTCGATCTCCACTTCGCCGGCGCGTATCTCGATCTGTTCGAGTGGCTCGCGTTTTGTTTAGAGGTGAACTACGCCGATTTTTTCGGCGCGTTGGTTGCGCGGGCGAAGGCGGCAACGCCCGCGCGGCCGATCCCGATTCCTCTGTCTTAGACCTCCCCGAGTGGATCGACTGGTCGATTCATCGTGTCGCCACTTCGGGACGTTACCGCGACGGCCTCGCAGAGATCGAAAGGGAATGGTCAGTGCTAGACGTGCTCGATGCTAACCTAGTGATCAACGCGATCGAAAAGGTCGAGGCGCGCGCGCGACGCCGCGGGAAAGGGGGATCCCGTGGCAGTCGTCCGTGAACTAATCGCAAGGTTCGGGATCGACTTCGATCCGCGCGGAATGAACCAAGGCGTCGCGGCCGTCGAAGGATTTGGATCGAAACTCCGTCAACTCGGCGGCCTGATCGCGGGATCTGCGATCGTCGCGGGAACGTACAGACTCGCCGAGAGTGTCGCGAGTTTCGCCGACGATCTCGCCGACACGGGGCAGGCGTTCGGGTTCACGTCCGAACAATTGCTAGCCTTTAGAACGGCGGCCGCCGGCGCCGGCGTCGAAGGCGAGGCCTTGAACGGCGTTCTCGCCGCACTCTCTCGGAACGTGCAGGACGCCGGATCTAATCCGGCAACGGCGCGCATGTTCCAAAACCTCGGCGTAGCGATCAAGAACGCGGACGGATCCGCGCGCTCTATGCCCGACATTCTCCGCGATACGGCCGTCGGGTTGAACGGGATCCAAAACCCCGCCGAACGAACCGCGACGGCGTTGCACTTACTCGGAAGGCAAGGCGCCCTCTTGCTTCCTGCCTTCGCCGACGGCGGCGCCGGCGTCGCGGCGTTAGAGGCCGAGGTCAATTCCCTTTTCGGGAACTCACTACAAGAGGCATCCGCGGCCGCGGATGAACTCGAACGATCACAAGCGCGCTGGAATCTTTCGACGCAAGCGATCAAAACGACGATCGGTTTACAACTTCTCCCGATCGTCAACGGGTTTATTGCCAAGGGGGCAGAACTCGCTACGGCGTTCGGAAAACTCACGAGGGGAACCACGATCGTAAAACAGGCGTTGGTCGTTCTTGGCGCGGCCGCCGTTGTCGCGGGCGTCAAGATGCTGATCCCGTTCCTCCCCGTGATCGCCGTTGCGCTACTTGTCGCCGCGGCGTTCGGCGTGGTCTTTCTTTTCGTCGACGATTTGATCGCCTTGTTCTCGGGCGGCCGTTCCGTGATCGGCGAATTCATCGACTCGATCTTTGGAGTAGGCGCGGCCGCTAAAACCGTCGCCGGAACCAAGCAAGGGTTCCGAGAGATCGGCGAAGCATGGCGCGGGATCTTTGCAGGCAACGGCGAACTCTCGCGCTCGTTCTCGGATGCGTGGCTAATGGCGACGGACGCCACTTGGTTATACTTTACGAAACTCGCGGACGATTTAGAGGCTATGTGGATCAGTCTCGGCGAGACGTTGATGGCGCCGATCGATACGTTACAAGAGGCGCTCGGCACCATCGCCTCCGACTGGCGCGATATAGGGCAATCCCTCGGCGTCGTCGCGACGCCCTCGCGCCCCAATGCGGCCGCGCGAAACCCGGCCGCGCTTGTACCTACGGCGCCCGGCGTTGCGCCCGGCGGCGTCAACGTGAGACAACAGAACACGGTAGGTCAGATCGTGATCCAAGGATCCGCGGATCCCGAGGCAACGGCCGAGGCCGTGCAGGCGCGCCTCCGCGCGACGGCCGCGGCCGATCTTGAAGCGGCGCGAAACGCCCTAGCAGGTAGGCGCTAATGTTGATCACGTACACACTCGGATCCGGGGAGGCCGCGTCAATATCTCTCGACGCCGCGATCACGGAAGTTCACGAGGCCGAGGCCGAGGTCACGGAGGATCAAGTCGAGACGGGATCCCCTATCTCCGATCACGTTCGGCCGTTGCAACGCAAGCTTGCGATCGAGGGGTTCGTCTCGAATCACCCGATCGATGTTCCGGCCTCGAACATGGAGGGCGTTACGGGCGCGATCGAACGAGTCGAGATCCCGGGAACTACGGGCGCCGTTCACGTTCTAAGGTTCGCCGCCGACTTCGATCGCGTGCGCGCAATCGAAGAGGAACTAGATCGGATCCGTATCGGGGGGATTCTCTGCACGATCTCGACCTCTCTCCGTGTGTACGAAAACACGGTGCTTCGATCGTTCGCGGTCAAGCGCGATGCCTCGACGGGGAACGCCTTACCCCTCTCGTTACAGTTCGTGCAGATACGGATCGCCGAGGTGCGAGTGGTGCCCGTACCCTCGATCCCTCGCGCCGCTTCTCGCGCCGCACGCGGCGCACAAAACCCCACGGCGACGCCCACGGCAACGGCCGACGGTGAAGGGGATTCTTCTCTCTTCTCCCGTCTAACGGGAATGGGAATAAGGGCGCGATGATTACTATACCGATCCCTTCGCCCTTGCTCCCCGCGTTCTCGCAACGTTCGCGCCTCGATGGACGCGAGTACGTGATCGCGTTCGCATGGAACGCCCGAGAAGCGCGATGGTTCTTCGATCTCTCCGACGAGAACGGAGAGCCGATCGTCGAGGGGGTAAAGGTGATCCCTAACTTTCCCCTATTGCGCCGCGTTGTGGATCCGCGTTGCCCTCCCGGGGAACTCGCCGCCCTCGACAATACGGGGGACGAGCCGATCCTATTCGCCGATCTCGGAACGCGCGCGATCCTTGTCTACTACACCGCGGCAGAGTTGCCTTGACGCAACTATTCCAGCGTCGCGCGGAGATCGCCGTCGGGGGGTTGCTCGTCTCCGATCTCCGTGTCGCGTTCAAGATTGAAAAGACTGCACGCCGCGCGCCGAACAAGTGCGAGATCCGCGTGTGGAACTTGAACCCGGATCACAGGCGACAACTTGAGCAACTCGCGACAACGCGCCGAACGATCCCCGTGCAGATCAACGCGGGTTACGTCGAGGCCCTTGGAACGATCTACGTGGGGGAACTTCGCACGGCACGCACGGAACGCGACGGACCTAACTTGATCACGACGCTAGCAGGGGGCGACGGCGCCCGCGCGCAAGGCGCCCGCGTGTCTCGGGCGTTCGGGGCAGGCACGCCGCTAGCGTCCGTTCTAGGGCACGTCGCCGACGCCCTCGGCCTCGGGCGCGGGAACTCCGTCGAGGCCTTCGCCACGGCCGCGCTAGGGGGCAACGTGCGCGAGTTCGCGCACGGCACCGTCGTACACGGACGCGCCGCCGATGAACTCGACGGCCTCACCCGTTCGGCCGGCCTCGAATGGTCGATCCAAGATGGCGCCCTTCAAGTGCTCCCCCTTGGCGCGCCGCTAAGCACAACGGCCGTTGTGCTCTCGGCGTCGAGTGGCCTTGTTGGGTCGCCTACCGTCGACGCCCGCGGCGTATTGAAGGCGCGCGCGTTGCTACTTCCTGATCTCGTTCCGGGTCGATTGGTTGACGTAGAGGGGGAGATCCTCCGCGGCCGCTATCGAATCGACAAGGCCAGCCTTTCCGGCGATACTAGCGGGAAGGATTGGCACGTAGAGATCGAGGGGCGCGCGCCGTGAGTGAAGCGATCACACCTCCCACCCTTACCGAAGTGATACGCGAGGCCCTCGACGCACGTCTCGAAAGCGTGCGCGTAGCCATGCCCGGGATCGTGCAGGCCTACAACGCCGCGACGCAATCGGCCGACGTGCTCCCCTCCGTGCGCGGATCCGTTTTAGAGGTTGACGGATCCCTCACGCCCGAGGCCCTCCCTGTGATCCCTGATGTTCCCGTGATGTTCCCTCGCGCCGGCGGGTTCTTTCTCTCGTTCCCTCTCATTCCCGGCGACTCCGTTCTTCTCGTGTTCTCGGAATCTGATTTAGGGGAATGGCGCCGAGTCGGATCGGTAGTGGATCCGGGAGACACCCGAAGGCACACCCTCGCGGGCGCCATCGCGATCCCCGGATTGTTCCCCGCGACGAACACGATCACGCCTGCCCCGAACGGCGCGCAACTCGGAAGCGAGACCGGCGTGCGTACCACGTTCACCGTTTCCCAAGTGCAAGTTGGGGGCGCA